TTTAAGAGACATGAATTTACTTTTTAGAGCTATCTTTAGCGTTTCTAAAGGTGTTGAGTTTGGTAACACTCTCCTTTTACCTTTAGAACAGCATAGCCTGATTTTCGACACTCCTCGCGCCTCTGGTAGTGATATGTCGATCGGTAAATGGTTCTTAGAGAATAATCCTCACGCAGAATCTATCGACTGGCTTAATGAGCTAGAGGGTGCTGGAGCTGGATCTACTGATAGAATGATGGCCTATCATAGAAACCCGGATAAGGTTACTATGGAAGTTCCACAAGACTATGAGGAGTTCCCTGCTCAGGAGAGAGGTCTGGAAATGATTATCCCGGCCCATTCTCGTTACGGTGGGATCCTTTTCTATTATCCACTGTCTGCCTCTTATGGTGACGGTATTTAATAGACCCAAAGTTAAAACCAAAAGGGCGGCATAATCGCTGCCCTTTTTTTCTAAACCTGGAGAAAAAAATGTTAATTAAAAGTAATGAAGCAAGGGCCAGAGCCATCGGCGTTCAAATTGGAAAGGCCTCTGATAAAAATTCGATGAAAAAGAACGCTGTTAAAATCGTTAAACTTTTACCAGGGCTTAATGAGCTTTCGGACGAGGTTTACGAGGGTTTAAAAAACCATAAAATTTTCCAAGCCGAGTTAGAGGCTGGAGTTTTCAAAGTCGTAAAAGAAAAAGATTCGACTAAAAAAGAAATGGACGACGCCGCTAAGGCTGGAGAGCGTGGTCAGGGCGATAAAGCTCTACCTGCTAAAGCTAAAGAGGCTATCGCTGCTGTTAAACAGTGTCTAAACTTGGAAAATCTTAACAAGTGGTTAGAGAGCGAAGAGAGAGCCACTGTTAGAAAAGCGATCGAGGATCAGATTAAGCATTGCAGTCTGACTCCTGAGGAGCGCGCGGCCATGCAGGCCCAGTAGGGAGCTAAATGTCTGCTACAACTGAATTTAAAAAACTTTTCGAGGTACTAGCGTCAGAGTTTAAAGATACTCCGACGCCAGTCCTCGACTGTCTATACGATGAGTTTGCTAAAGACGTTCCCGCTGATCCATGGGGAGACGTTCAAACTAGGGCCCATGTTTATTTAGTGGCCCATGCCCTCAAAATGGAACAGAGAGACGGTAGGGTCGGAGGTGTCACCTCTGAAACCGTAGGATCTCTATCTCGCAGTTATGGGGGACTTTCCAGTGTCGAGGACGACCTGGATTTAACTAGCTATGGTGTGAAATTTAAAAGACTTCGCAGACAGCTAGTTATTTCGCCTTTCGTAGTTTGCTAGGAGGCGTTTATGGCCAAAAACGAAACAAAAGAAAAGGACCTAGGGGCTGCTAGGATTCTTAAAGAGATGGCCAAACTCGAAAAACAGCCTTTCGTAAAAACAGGACTACCAGCCGAGGGCCAAGACACTGAGGCAAACCATGAGGATAGCGAAGGTTTAACTAATTTAGACCTGGGTTTTATCCATGAGTTTGGAAATCCTGACCAAAATATCCCAGAGCGTTCCCATGTTAGGGCCGCTTTCGATAATAACAAAAAAGACCTCCAAAAAATGACCGACACCCTGGCGGGGAAAATATTAGACGGAAAAGAAACCGTCGAGTCCTCTTTAGATAAAATCGGTCTAAAAAAGGTCGCTAATATCCAAAATCTCGTTAGATCAGGAGAGGAGCTCGAGGAGCTTTCGGAGACGACTAAAAAAATCAGACTAAAAAAGACTGGAGACTCTGACCCGACACCGCTAATCGACACGGCTCAATATTTAAACTCTATTACTAGCGTAAAGAAAATGGAAAAGGAGTCAGATTTTGAGTAGATCACTTATAAGCTCTTTTAAATCAACCGAAATAGAGGTCGAACGCTATGGCGAGGGGCGTTTTGTTAAAGGTCGTTTCCAAAAGGGAGACCTAAGCAAAATGAAAATGCTGGCTAGTGTCCAGCCTTTATCTGCTAAAGAAATTCAACTACTACCCGAGGGGCGTCGAGAAACTGACAGTAAAAAGGTTTTTACCAGCGAGCGCCTTTTTACTAACGACACCCTAGCTCAAACTAGCGCCGATGTGTTAATCTATAAGGGAAAAAAATACGAGGTCCATAAAGTTACTGACTGGTCGGACCACACTGATCTCCCGCATTTTGAATGTGTGGCGATTTTAATAGACCCACAAGGTAGTGAGGACTAATGATATCAAGGACGAAACTGGAAAATGTCTGGTTTAAAGCGATCGACAGGTTTACTCCTGACGATTTCACCGTCGTTGTCGCCGAGGAGTTAATCGGAGAAAACAGGCCAGAAGTCCCTAAGCCTTATATAACCCTTAAATTAATATCTGGACCGATACCCGAGGGAATAACTGAAAACGTGCGTGTGGATAATGGGAAAAGGATTTTATCCTCTCTTAGGACCTACACTGTCTCTCTCCAGGGCTTTGGGGCGGGGGCGCATGACGCTCTCGCCTCTCTCTGTACGTTACTTTATGGGGAAACTCTCCCTAACTTCTTATCTGAAAAAGCGGAAATCGCTATCCAAAATAGAGGGCAGGTCGCAGATATTTCAGCTAAAAAAAATGTAGGCTTTGAGCGTCGAGCTAGTCTTGATGTAATTTTTCACGTCCCTAATAACGTCGTGGAAAACCTAGACGTTATCGAAACCGTAGAAATCGGTGGAAATATTTTAAGAGAGGACTGCACACCTAAAGAGGTGTCGCCTATAACTATAACTAAACCATAAACCCAAAAAGGAGCGGTAAAATGGCAAACATTAACGAGATCGTCGAAGTACAGATCGACCGTTTAACAAAGCTCCCGACTCGTGTAGGTTTTGGGACGCCTCTAGTAGTGGACGAAAATACCGTCCAGGATGCTGGAGACGTTGACACTTTTTCGGAGGTGCAGGACCTAATCGACGAGGGATTTTCATCGGGAGACGAGGCTGTTAAAGCTTTTACAGCTATGTTTTCTCAAAAACCTAGACCAGTAGAGGCTCGCTTAGCGAGAAAAGAAACTAACGTCGCTAAAATTGTGGAGATTAATATCGACACAGTGGCAAACTCTACTAACTACACAGTGACTCTAAATGGAGTGGATTTCGTTTACGCCTCCTCAGGTGCGGCGACAGCTACCGAAATTAGAGACGGATTAAAGGCCTTAATCGGCGCTGATCCTGCTTATACTGTGGCGGACGTTGACGCTGACACTTTTTCTATTACGGCCGTGACTGCTGGATTAGATTTTAGTGTGGTCGTTGACGCAAACATGAGTTTTTCAGTATCGACTGCAAACCTCGGAATGTTTGAGGAGCTTTCGCGCATTCAAACTAAAGAGCCGGATTGGTATTTCCTAATTAGTACGTCTCGCGACGAGGTAGATATCCTTGAGGCCGCTAGGTGGATCGAGGCGCAGGTTAAGCTTTACTTTTTCGAGACTGACGAGGCTAATATCAAAGACCAAACAGAGTCAGAGGATAGCTCGACAGTGGCCTACCAACTTAAGGCCCTATCTCGTGAGAGAACAGCATGGATCTGGACTAAGACCGATAACCTTGGAAACTATCCTGCGGCTGCATGGGTAGGAAAACTTGGACCTAAGGACCCTGGGACAGTTACCTGGAAATTTAAAAATCTCGCTGGGGTACTGCCTGACGACGAACTGTCTGGAGCTGAGGAAAAAAATATCCGCGATAAAAACGGAAACTATTACGCCACAGTGGCCGGAAACGGGATTATCGCCTCTGAGGGTGTGGTCGCCTCTGGAGAGTTTATCGATATCATGCGCGGGACTGACGCGCTTTCGAGACGTATCCAGGAAGAGGTTTTCTTTATTTTCCTTAACGAGGATAAAGTGGACTACACCGATAAAGGTGTCGAGCAGCTTGTTAACGGTGCTAAGGCAGCGACTAATGAGTTTACAGGAGACGGTCAACTTCTTAAATCTGACCCTGCTCCGACTTTTTCAACTGTGCCAGTAGCGGAAAAGTCTAAGCTCGATAGAGGGGCCAGGATTTACGACGATATCGAGTTCGAGGCCGAGTATGCTGGAGCTATCCATAAAACCAAAATCAAAGGACGCATTTCCGTCTAAAGGAGTAAACCATGTCACTTAAGACTTATAATTTTAAGGACGTTGCTGTTATTTTCGGGACTCGCGCCCTGTCTGGTATCGCCGAGGGTGGTGTCCAGATAACTCGCTTAACTGATTCTTTTACTGACCAGGTGGGAGCTGACGGCGAGGTGGTTAGATCGAGAACTAACGATAAAAGAGGCGACGCCGTTGTTAACCTTTTGCAGTCCAGTGATTCTAACGACTATCTTTCGGAGTCTATGGTCGCTGACGAGAACACTGGAGCAGGTGTCAAACCTTTGACCATTAAAGATAATAGTGGTCGCACACTCGCTTTCGCGAGACAGGCGTGGGTAGTTAAACCAGCCGCCTCTGCTCTCGGTAGAGAGGCGGGAGAACGTGCCTGGACTATCAGATGCGCCGACCTAGATATTTTCGTAGGCGGTAACTAAATTAAAAACTAAATCGGGACCTCTGCCCTGGGGTCCTGGTTTTTTTACCTGGAGGAGATAATGGCTCGAAAAATTGAGGAGCACACTTTTAAGTACGAGGACGATAATGGGGAAATGCAGGAGATCACTCTCACATTTACGCAGTTTAAACCTAGTGTCGCTATCAAAATGCAGGCCCGTTTCGCTAAAATTTTTAGTGGACCTGCTGGAAAACTTCTTAACACTTTTATCGAAATGGAAAAGTCAGAGGCGGACTCTGTTCTCGACGTTGACCTTTCAGATTTCGGAGGCGCGATCGAATCTCTCGGAGATAGACTCGACGAGGATCATGTCGTGGACACGCTTAATTTACTTTTTAAATCCGTACTTATCGGAAACAAAACCCTGCACGTCGACCATGATATTTTCGTCGGAAACACAGGGGATATTTTTAAAGTCGCAAAAATCGCTCTGGAGGTTAATTTCGGGGATTTTTTCGCCGTCCTGTCCGGCCTCGGAAAAAGGTTCCAGGGAAAGCTGGGCAGAATTACGACCCTGGAGAAACCTATGTCGAGTGGTATATCTGGAGAGTAGTACTCGGGGGAATAGCTACCAGGACCGAAATCGAGGAGTCCTGGTCCCTGTGCGATCTCGCAGACGCTCACGAGGTCTTAGACGTGAGAGAGGAGGCAGAGGCTTTTTACTCTCAAGTAAAGGAATGATTTATGGCCACTGTTAGAGAGTTAGTTACTGTTTGGGGTTTTGATATCGACGATAAACCCCTTAAAAACATGGAAAAGGGAGTTAAGGATATTTCCGACGGGCTTAAAGTAGTCGGTGGGATCGCTTTAGCTGCTGGGGCTACTCTTTTCGGTATGGCCAAAAGCACGTCGCTCGCGGGTGAGGAGCTCGCTAAAACAAGCGAGGAGCTTTTAATAACCTCGGACGCTCTCCAAGAGTATCGTTTCGCCGCCGAACAGGTGGGGCTTTCAACTGAAGAAATGGACGAGGCTTTTCGATCTCTTAAAAAAACTATCGGAGAGGCTCGACTAGGTTTTGGATCTGGTAGAACTGGAATGGAACTACTCTCGAGAGAGACTGGAGTCCTGCTCGATTTAACAGGATCCCAGGAGGAGCAGTTTGATAAAATCGTTAACTCTTTAGCGAAAGTAAAAGACGAAACGAAACGAGCCGCTATCGCAGAGCAGTTTTTCGGAGGCGCAGGCCAGAAAATTTCTGTAATGCTTAAGAATGGGACTAAGGATTTAAACGCCTACAGGGAGGAGTTTAGGGAGCTCGGTGGGGTTATGTCTAAAGACGCGATCGAAGCGTCTCGCCAGTTTGAAAGGGCCCAGAGGCAGATTTTCGCCATTTTAAAAGGTATCCGAAACGAAATCGGAGCCGAGCTTTTACCTATCCTTAATGAATTAACAGCCGAGTTTAAAGAGTGGTTTAAATCCAATAGGGATCTAATTAAACAAAATGTTAAAGCTACCATTAGGGTTTTAGTCGATATCTTTAAAACTTTCGTAATAGTTTTAAAACAGTCTTTTAATTTCGTTACTCGCTTAACTGATAGAATGGGCGGACTTGAGAGAGTCGCGAAAATGGTTTTTAAAATATTAGCGGCTATCATGGCCCTAAAGATAGCGACAGGTTTCGGGACTATGGTTCTGTCCGCCTGGCAGCTTATCGGAGTGATGAAAAAACTAGGAACCGCTGCCCTTATAGCTAAAACTAAACTCTTAGCCCTACCCTTAGCTATTACTGCTATCGTCGCTGCGATCGCTTTGGTCGCTGAGGATTTTGCAAGTTTTTCAGAAGGTAGAGACTCTGTCGTCGGTCGAATTATCGAGGGTATCGACGAAATGATTAAGAATGTTAAGGAGCGTTTCGGATTTTTAGGAACGGTTATACAAGGTGCCTTGATCGGTATATTAACCCCTGTTAGAGCGGTGGTTAATGGTATTAGATCAATCGGGACCGTTATCGACATGGTAAAAGGAAAGGTCGGGGTTTTAACTGGTCTTAAAAATATTGGTGGACGAATTTTAAACACTCTAGGGATCGGAGAGAGTGTACTGTCTGGCGCTGGAATGTTTGGCCTTGATAACACTTTAGGATCCAAAAAAATGAACGACGCCAGGAGACAGGCTAGAGTTACTGGACCAGTTACAGCAGCTCCCAAAAGCATAACCCAAAACCAGACGACTAATCAGGTCGAGGGAAAATTTGATATCAACGTGACAGGACTACCTCCAGAGCAAGCCCAGCAGGCAGCTCGAGACGGTTTCGCTGACGTGTTTAAAACTACTTTAAGACAGACTCAAAGGGATTTAACCCCAGAGGTCGAGAGGTAAACTATGGCGCTTTTAAGTTTAATTTTTAATCGCCCAGTGAGGGCCCAGGTCGGGGCCATGCAGCTCGACGCCTCTCTCCAGGAGAATCATGCGAGACAGGCCACAGTTAGCCAGTCCCCTATTGAAAATGGCTCTAATATCGCTGACCATATCACTTTAAGCCCGATTAAACTCAGTTTAACGGGGATTATTTCAGACACACCATTAACCTTAATTAGCTCTTTAGTGGGAACTGGAGTCGGTGCAGTTACCGACGTCGTCGGAGACTCTTTAGGTGGTATCGGAAAAACCGCCGCCGCCGCTGGAGTCGGGTCTATTGGTGGATTAGTACAGGGGACGCCAAAAAAGCCAGAGGATGCTTTTAAATATCTCGAGGAGCTTTACGAAAATAGAGTCCCTTTTACCGTAGTGACTAAATTAAAACGCTACGAAAACATGGTTATCGCCTCTTTAAATGTCCCTCGAAATGCCCAGATCGGGAAAGGCCTCCAGTTTAGTTTAGAAATGGAGCAGGTTACTATCGTACAAAGTTCGGTAGTAAAAATCCCAGCTTTTCAACTTAAAGGAGACTCGGCAAACCGTGGACAGTCGACTACCCCATTAAATAAACAGTCCTCAAAAACAGCAAAACCAGAGACAGAGAGAAAATCTAGTTTTCTCCTCCAGGGTTTTCAGAAAATAGGAGTTTTTAACTAATGGCCGCTTTAGAGTTACCTGTTAGATCAGACGTTAAATCCTACACTTTCACAGTCGAATTAGACGGGACGCTTTATACGTTACGTTTCAAATATAACGACAGGACAGAACTCTGGACCATGGATATCGCCGACGCGATTAATAACGATATTTTAAATGGTGTCAGACTTTTGACTAATATAGCTTTGATCGACGTAGTTAAAGAGGGGATACCTCCAGGAGAATTTATTTTAATCGATGAAACTGGAGAGGATAGAAACCCAGGCGAAAACGACCTAGGAAATGATGTAAAACTAATTTACCAGGAGGCCAGTTAATGCTGATTTTTTGCTTTTTAGGTTTCCATAAATATAGAGAGATAACTAATTTCGTCTCTTATAAAGTTTATAAATGCGAAAAATGCGGGAAAAGGATTAGAGTTAATAAATGAGCCTACCAGAAAACTCTCTATTTATAAGATCCCACGAGCTCGTTATCGGTCCTAAGGTGACTGGTTTGGCGTCAAATATCGAACCGCCAAACGCTCGTCGATTCTTTAATAGGGTTAATTTTTCAATCGAGAAAACCTCTACTCCCGATCCTAATAAATCTAAAATATCTATCTATAACATTTCCCAGGAGAGTCGAAATTTCCTGGAGCAGTCCGATTTATTACTATTTTTAAAAGCTGGATTTCAGGACGAAATATCTAATATTTTTATCGGAGATATTTTAAGGCGAGAGGCCTCTCGTAGTGGTCCAGACGTTATTTACACTCTCGAGTGTGGAGACTCTGAGGGGATTATATCGAGGGCCCATGTCGATATTGGACTAGGTCCTGGCGCTACTAATGTGCAGCTATTTAATCTCGCAGCGGAAAAACTTGGATTAACCCTAGGGATTAAAAAGGGAATAGTTACTCGTGTTTTTAAAAATGGTTTTTCTTTTTCAGGTTTAGCCTCTGATTTACTAACCCAGCAAACTGTTAATATTGGTCTAGAGTGGTCTGTCCAAGATGGCGAGCTGCGAATCATGCCAAAAGACGAGGACGATGGCGAGGAGGCCGTAGTTATTTCGCCCGAGACAGGGTTAATAGGGTTTCCTACTAAAACTCCAGACGGTGTTAAATTTACCTCTCTCCTTAATCCAAAACTAAGACCTGGGAGAGCTGTAAAAATAGAATCTAAACAGTTTTTTGGACAGACTGGACCTAACGCGAACTTGATCGCGTCGACGTCTCTAATTGAGTCTGGGTCTATTGTTAAAGTCAGAAAAGCGACCTTTACAGGAGACACCCGAGAGGGACAGTGGGTTACTGAGGTCGAGGCAGTTTTACCTCTAACAGGAGCTAGTGTTTAATGGCGACAGATAGCGAGGAGAGTTTACCACTCAGCCAGATAATTAAACTAGGGGTCGAAAAGGCCCTGTGTGATGTTAATACGGCCATGCCTGCCCGCGTGGTTAGTTATAATGCTGGTAAAAATTTAGCTGTCGTCCAGCCTGCTTTTCAAAGGAAATATAAGTCCGAAAATAGTGCTATTAACCTACCTACTATCTCAAACGTCCCTGTAATGTTTCAACGCCAGGGCGACGCCCAGTTAACATTTCCCGTTAATGCTGGAGATCAAGGTTTATTAATATTTAATCAAAGGTCTATAGACTCCTGGATCGACGAGGGTGGAGAGGTGGATCCTCAAGACTCCAGAAAATTCGCCTTATCCGATGCGGTATTTTTGCCAGGATTACACGCACAGTCGAGTCCTTTAGTCCGAAAAGGGGCGAGTACCTCGACAGAGCTCCGTTATAAAGACACGTTTCTAGAAATAAAAGAAAATGGAAATGTGATTTTAAATATTAAGGACCAGTCCTTTATCGAAGCTTATAACGATGGTAAATTTAAAATAAGAAATAGTGACGAGGAGCTTTTTACGATTTTATCGGAACTCCTCCAGATATTAGGAACCACGACGACTAACACGATTTTCGGGCCTATGCGTTTAAATGACCACCCGGCTATCCTGGATTTAAAAACTCGTCTGGACACTCTTAAAAAGGGGTAACGGAATGCCTTTAAATAATACTCGCTGGGGAGACGCGATCGCTGCTAGGGTTTTGGCCCTCGCTGTCGCTGACGATGCGCCGATAACTATCGGTGGACTCCAGCAGGTATGGCGAGCCGTTAAGGACGAGGATATTATAGAGTGGGCTGCTAATGGAACTATCACTCTTTTGGCCGGAGATATTTTAGTCCCGGCCTCCGCTACACTTTTAGACTCTACAGGAAATCCCTGCACAGGTTTTACACAGTCAGGGGTCCCGTCTACGTTTACAGGGAGGATCAGTTAATGAGCCAGCTTAAACAAACAGACGACGGCGATTTAGCGATCGAAAATAACAGTTTTTCACTTGTTACCGAGTCGGAGGAGATTCGCCAGAGAATCAAACAAAACCTCCAAACTTTTCTAGGTGAGTGGTTTTTAGATACCACTCTCGGAGTCCCTTATTTTCAGGTGGTTTTTGATAAAAATTCTCCTCCTAGTCTTATTGAGGACGTTTTTAAAGCAGCTATTTTAGAAACTGAGGGAGTCGTCGAATTAGTAGAGTTTACTGATCTCGACCTGGACTCTGCCACGAGAGAGTTAACTGTGGATTTTAGCTATCGGGATTTATTCTCTGACAGTGTTTTAAATTTTAACGAGGTGGTTTTACCATGAGTTTTGGAATAACAGACGACGGATTTAAAAGGAAACGCCTGGAGGATATCCAGACAGAAACCGCTGAGGATTTCGCTGGCTTTTTTGGTGACGAGTTCGACCTCGATCCCAGAACTCCCGAGGGTCAAATTAAAGCTTTATTAGACGAGCGTTTCGCTGTTTTATGGGAGGCCTTAGAGGCTAAATATTTTGCAGGATACCCCAGGAGCGCCACAGGAGTTAATAAGGATCGCGCTGTCTCTTTAGTAGGATTAGGGCGAGAGGGTGCTTTAGCCTCTGTCGTTACTAGAGGTGTGGCCTACGGTGTTTTGGGAACCGTCTTGGATGCTGCGACCCCTATCGTTATTTCAGTCCAAGGAAACCCTAATTCTAGATTTAGATTAAATGAAAGTTCTGTTATATCCATTCCCGCCGTTGACGAAATCCAGAAAATCGATTTCGATCAGGATCCTACCTCAGGAGATTTTAAATTAACCTTTGATGGCCAAACGACAGCAGTCATTAATTTTAATGATAACGCCGCCGCTATCCAGGTAAAATTGGAAACCCTTTCAAATATTGGAGCCGGAAATATTTTAGTCGCTGGGTCTATTACTCAGGCGACAGGCTTAACGATTACTTTCCAAAACTCTCTAGGGAGTCAAAACGTAACTCTCCTAACTGTGACAGATAATAACCTAGACGCTGGAGGAGCGGTCGCCATTACTCCGAGTGTTGACACTGAGGGCTCAAAAGCAAAATCTCCAGAGTTAACCTTAACAGCAGAAAACACTGGCCCAACGGCTGCGCCTACTGGGACTCTGACGGTTATCGAAACTCCAGTCGTAGGACTTGAGGATTTTACTAACCTAGAGGACGCCCTGTTAGGGAATAATCAAGAAACGGACGCGGAGCTAGAATTAAGAAGAGTACAGGAGGTCCAGATCGCTGGAGCTGCGACTCCTGACGCTATTAGGGCCGATATTTTACAACTCCAGGACGTGACCGCTGTAGTCGTCTTTTTTAACAATTCGGACATAGTGGACCTTGATGGCCGTCCTCCTAAGTCGGTGGATATAGTAGTCGAGGGCGGAGACGAGGATCAAATCGCAGACGCCATTTTTGCGACAGTCGCCGCAGGGATCGGATACTTTGGGGCCATAACTAAGAACGTGACCGACTCTCAAGGATTTTTACAAACGATAAAATTTTCAAGACCAGACGAGATTAATATCTGGGTCGAGTTAGATATTACTATCGATCCGTCCACTTTCCCGCAGGATCAAACCCTAACGACTCCGACAGATAAAGGTGTCCAGGATATTAAAGACGCGATTTTAGCCTATGGTGAGGCCCTCGAAATTGGAAACGACGTCGTAGTTTACGGATCAAGTCCGTCTCTATCCTGTAGTTTTCAGGAGGTCCCAGGGATTTTAGGCTTTACCTTAAGGGTGGGAAAAACAGCGTCTCCGACGACTGACGATAATGTGGTTATTTCGCCTCGCGAGATAGCTAAATTTTTAGACTCACGCATAACGGTGGTTATAGTATGATTGAAAAAATAACTAACCACGCCGAGCAGGCATTAAATAGACTACTGGAGCAGTATAAGGGAAAAACTAACCTTATTAACTTTATCCAAGTTTATTTAAAACAGGTCCAGGATATCGAGGACTCCTTAGAGGATTTCGATAAACTCCTGGATATCGGGGAAAGCTCAGGCCAGCAGTTAGATGAAATCGGAGATATAGTCGTCCAGCCTAGGCTCGGAAATACTGACGAGCGTTATCGGATTTTACTCTATACAAAAATCGGAATTAACACCTCAAAAGGCGAAAGCCCTAAGGTTATCGAAATTTTTAAAATCTTAACCGAGGCGGACCATGTCCATTTAATTAATTTAGGTCTCGGAAACATAGAACTCGAAACGACCGCCGAGTTTGCGGATCAAGACGAGGTAAATTTTATTTTTGAAAGTGTCCAAAAACTCCTGGCCGCAGGTGTGAGAGTGGAGGAGATCCGCTGTACAGACCCCGTCGAGGCTTTTGGATTTAATAACGGAAACCCAGGGGCGCCTGGGGTAGAGGGTTTCCATGTAGGAAAATTCTCAACACCCCACCGTTATGCTCTGCCTTTTTCGTTTGCTAGCGATAATGTAGAAAACCCAACGACCGCAGGTTTTGGTGGAGGACACCTAGATCCACTGGTCGGCGGAGAGTTTAAGAGTTAAACTATTTATAGGAGAAAAATATGGCCAAACCTAGTAAAATTCCTTTTTGGACAGACGGCGACGCCGCAAAAATAGACGAGCCCAGTACAGCTAAAACAGCTCTCGGTTTCGTATCTAACGAAAAGCCATCCCCATTTAATTGGAACTGGCTCCAGCATTTTAACGGACTTTGGATCGAGTATTTAGACGAGCAGATCGAAGCTGTTAAAGTAGTTCAAGGTATTTACGACGCTGTGGTCGGGGTAGGCGGAACTCACGCGACGATTAACGACGTTATGGCCGACACTGAAATCCAGGGATTAGGTCGTCCTCCTAGAATTTTTGTTAAGTCTCCTTTTACCGCTACCATTACACAGGATATTGATATCGAGGGATCAGAGTTAGAGTTTGGTCCTGGAGCCGAGTTTTCTAAAGGTGGATCTCTAGGTGTTGGGATTAATATTTCGGCTGACAGGGTTAGGCTTAGAAACGCTCGTTTTCTTAATTTTGATGAAACTGGGGGCGCGGCGATAAAGCTCGACGCGGTCGATAAATGTTTTATTACAGGCTGCTCCTTTAATAATGTGACTAAGGGTGTGGACGAGTCCACGGCGGCGAGCGAGAATAATGTAATATCTGGTAACTTATTTGAATAGGAGAGGATCATGCGAAAAGTTTTTACAGCTTTTTTAATCGGCCTGACGGTCTCCGTAGCATTCGCGACAGGACGTTTCGGCGATCCTGTAGACCTTTTTAGGTTTGGACTGTCTACGAGCTCAGACGATAAAGAAATCGAGTTTAACGTCGGAGACGGCGCTTTGAATCCAAAAATGTCAGTCGATACGACTAATAAGGATTTTGATTTCAACAAGGATATTAATGTCACTGGAGATATTAATGGGACAGGGCTTTTTTCGATCCCTGGTTTTAGTGTTTCCAGTTCTACACAGTTAGATTTAGGCTCTGCGGCTCCTGGTAGTTATGTTATTCAAGTCGACAGGGGTGGATCTAATCCTGTTTTACAGTGGAATGAAACCTCTGGAGCGTGGGAGTTTTCAAACGATGGGACCCTCTTTAAAAAGATCGGCTCAGGTGCAGGCGGTGGTGGAGGTGGGATTAATCTATTATCTAACGCCTCTTTTGAGGATCCAGGCTCTCCTATTTTAAATTGGACTAACTCGGGGGGGACTTTAACCCAGGAGGACCATACTAATAGTCGCGAGGGAAATTTAAAGTTTGCTCGTTTTGTAGCGACATTAACAGGTCAGTTTTTAGAGTCTGATCCTGTGACAGTGACGGACGATATCGGCTCGGGCTGCATGGCCGATTTTAATTATACTCAGGGCGATAATGCTTTCGACTATGTGGTTTTAAAATCTCCCTATGCTTATCCTGCGGACGTTATTTCCGAGGGGTCCTTATCTGATCTATCAACTTTTCTAAAAGCTCCGACTATTACTTTTCCATGTAATCCTGGAGATTTACTAAAGCTTAGAATCGTTTCAACTGGAGCGGGGACGGTAGATATAGACGAGGCCTATTTAGGCTCTAATAAAAACATTAGTCCCGTGGGGAAAAATTCTCATTTTATAGGATCTATCCAGTGGGCTCCGACTACTAACTGCCAGTGGTCTGTCGCTAGTGTTGGTAGTTTTTCAGACTGGCCAAGTGATGCGGACTGTGACGATAACGCTAGAACTCTCGTCGGAGAGGCACAGGACTCCTCTGCTGGTCTTTTACCGCAGGTAACTTTCCCCTATCTCCCGAAAGGTCATTATAAATTAGTTTTCATGGGCTCTTTTGGTGGTGGAGGTACAAACACTTATCAACTCGTTAGGGCCACAGACGGAACGAATAATAGTAATATCTCGTCTAATTTCGCAGAGACAGGGTCTCCGAGAGGCGGGACATTTATTTTTGAGTTTGATTATTCTAGCGATCAAACTAACGTAACTTTTAAGCTACAAGGTCAGTCGGCTACGAGCGCGACTTTAATTAGGGCCATTGAGCAAAATGCAAAACTAGCTCTTTATTATTTTCCTAATTCAAGTGAAACCCAGGAGGCTTTCACTCCAGAGCAGGCGGATTTTTTCTATAAGGGATATATTGCAGGAGCAAACCCTAATTTTTCCTCATCAGAGTCGAGCCCTGTCGAACCTAATAACGGTTCCTTGTCTTTAACTAATGTTAATGGATCTTGCAAAATCGCCTGTGTGGGGGCTAATCCAGCAACGGGGACAACGTGCTCAGGGGTTAATGAGTCGATCGGTGTCGTTTGTAATTTACCTCGAGCGGGAAAATACAAAGTTTCGGCTAAGGTCGTTAACCAGGTCGGAAACACGGTTTTTAGTCAGGGTATTTACAAGATGCAAAACGCCTCGACCACTATCGATCAAGTTCCGACTAAGATTACTCAATTTAGAGGAAACTCCTCGACAGGATCCGCTATCAATACTCTCGAAATGGAGAATGTTTTCGATATTGCCTCGGCTGGAGAGCATACTTTTAAACTGCTTTACACTACTAATAACGCAAACTCGATCGACTGGTTAATGGATCAAGTGGAGGGAGATAGGAAAGCTGTTTTTAGGATCGAAATGGTGGGGCACAATGTTTCTAGGCCCATTATCCAAAACATGGTTAGTACAACTTTTCTAGGTGGTAAAAAGACTGAATCATGTAGGGTTTCAAACTCCGGGACACCAACTATAGACACGGCCTCGGGGTTATGTGAGTCATGGGTAGATAGTTTAGATGATAACGGTGTCGGAAATGTTGATATAAACATTACTCCAGGGACGTTTTCTGGTCCTGTCGTATGTCAAGTTATGCAGCTAAGTTCTGCGGTTAATGGGTTTTGTAAAATTAATAACGACTCTAATTCGTCGACGTCGGTAGATAATATTACTTGCAGAAATGCTAATAACGACGCAAACGTAGACACTGATTTTACTATACAATGCGAGGGGGTTCGCTAATGAAAATATTAATTTTATTTTTATTCTGTGCCTCTGCTTT